ATAAATAAGGTGTTATTGTAACCTTATTATGGCAACAACTCAAAAGATAGGGTGGGGAAAGAAAACCATAGTTGGAGTATTGATATTTGTTGGTATTGTAAATGCTGGTGCTCTTATTGGAAATTCACTTAGACAACCAGTAAAACCAGTACAAGTCAATTACCCACCTACGGGAGATTATTCATCGTATAGTGTAACAGTAAATCCAGATGGTAGTTACACAATTGATTACAAAGGACATGATCCTACTGTTCTAGAATCTGGATCATATGTCGATACATCAAATGGTGTGTTTGGTATAGGTGGTAGATCTACAACCACAAGAAGAAATCAACATATTGCTGGAACTCAGAGTGAGGTATCAGAAGAGGGAAAGAACAATGCGAGATCAGAAGAGTGCATCAAGGCGGAAGGTGGAGGAGAGTCAAACGGTGCACTGGTGGGAGCTAGTGTAGCTTCTGGTTTCGCTCCTGCTGTTGCTGGTATTCCCTACGTTGGTTGGTTGGCCTCTGGTTGGTTAGTTATGTTTGGTTCTGATGTTGGATCTAGTGTTGGTGCTCAAATTGCCTCTAATATAAAAGGTTGTTAGATAAATAACTAAACAGAGGAGGCTTGATATGTTTGTAATTACTTCAAAAATCAAACATCAAGGAACAGATGTTATTGTTTATTATGTTGGTCATGGGACTGATAAAGATACCATTTGGTCTGACAACATAGATGACTCAATGGCTCTTGAATCCTTAGAAAGAGCTGAAGATATTTCGGAAGAACTTGTAGAAGTAACATCAATTAGATCACTCTAATGCCTGAAGATTCTAGAACACCATCATTTCACCAACTAGAAAATAGAAACTATCTATCACCTACAGGTTTCTACTTCACTGTTGTGAAAGCTCCTAAGGTAGGTTTCTTTGGGACTCAGATCAATGTGCCTACCATAAACTTACCAGAAGCTACTCAACCAACTTATCTGAAAAATATTCCTAGAGCTGGAGATAAGATGAGTTTTGAGGATCTTAGCCTCACATTCATGGTAGATGAAGATCTTGTCAACTTCATGGAGATTCAAAACTGGATGAGGGGTCTTGGTTATCCAGAATCTCTTCAGGAGATCTATAGGTGGCAAAATAAAACAACTGAAGTTGATTATCCCAATAGTTATAGAGACGAAGGTGGTTTGAATCTATTTTCAGATGGAACACTTCTAATCTATAACTCCCAACAAACTCCACACATGAAGGTTACATTTAAAGACCTCTGGCCTTCCAATTTAACACTTCTCCAGTTTGATTCACAACTAACAACAGAACAATTCTTGAGAGCATCTGTCACTTTTAAGTATACGATATATAATATTGAAGAGGTAGTTTGTTGTTAATATGATTGATCTGGAGACACTCCAGAAGATGTGGAATGAGGATTCTAAAATAGATCCAGATAATCTTCATACAGAATCACTGAACATTCCTTCTCTTCATGCCAAATACTATGATCTGTACAACAACCTGATGTTACTCAGGAAGAAAGCAGAACAACAAAAGAAAAACATTCGTCATGAAAGATATGAATATTACTCGGGTAAAGCGGACCCAGATGTTTATATTCAGAATCCTTTTCCGAAGAAGATTCGGGATAAAGAAACTATGGCAAAATATCTTGACGCCGATGAGAGACTCTCAGGAGTTTCTTTGAAGGTTGAGTATTATGATGTTATGTTAAAGTTCATTGAAGATATCTTAAAAATGATTTCACAACGAACTTATCATGTGAAAAATGCAATAGAATATATGAGGTTCCAATCTGGACTAGGGTAATGGAAGACGACAACGTTTTTGTACAACTAGATTTAGACATCGAGGATGTTCATGCCTTGTACAAATCCGTCTGCTTTCATTACGATAAGTGGCCTGGTGGTCATCCAGATGAACAGGCACAACTTGCCTTTATGAAAGATTTTCTGTATAGAATTGTTTTGGAATATAAGTTCGAACATATGAACTAAATATGTATAGGTGAAATCCTATATGAATGGCTGACTTGAGTATTCAGAAGGTGAACGAAGTTTACCTGAAGATAGAAACAGAACCACACATAGAACATGAACTTAGAGATAGGTTCACGTTTGAAGTGCCAAATATGAAATTCATGCCTCAGTATCGTAAGAGGCATTGGAACGGAGAGATTCACTTGTTCGATATGAGAACAAAGAGAATCTATGTTGGTTTGCTCGATAAGGTAGTTGCTTTCTGTGAACAATCAGACTACTCTTATGAGTTCCAAGAAAATAAATTCTATGGTCTCCCTTTCGAGGTCAATGAGATGATCTCCAAGGAAGGTGTCAAAGATTATATGGCATCAATCACTGGTCCTGATATCAAACCTAGGGACTATCAGATTGATGCTGTTTATGATGCATTGAGATACAACAGGAAACTTCTTATCTCTCCAACTGCATCTGGTAAGTCGTTCATGATTTACTCTGTAGTGAGATTTCATGTTGGTTTGAAGAGAAGAGTTTTGTTAGTTGTTCCTACTACATCTTTGGTGGAACAGATGTATAAGGACTTCGAATCATACGGATGGGATGCATCAAATCATTGTCACAGAATCTATGCTGGTAGAGAAAGAGTCAACACAAATGAAGTAACTATTACCACATGGCAAAGTGTCTATCAGTTGGATAGATCTTTCTTTGAAGAGTATGATGTGGTGATTGGTGATGAGGCTCATCTATTCAAGAGTAAGTCTCTTGTTGGTATCATGGATAAGTTACATCATGCAAAGTATAGATATGGGTTCACAGGTACTTTAGACGGTACACAAACCCATAAGTGGGTGTTAGAGGGATTGTTTGGTCCTTCATACAAAGTAACACAAACTAAAAAACTCATTGACGAAGGTCATCTTGCAACACTGGATATTCAGTGTATTGTATTGAAGTATGACCCTCAAAAGTTTGATGTGTTTGAGGATGAAATTCAGTTCTTGATTGGTCATCCCACAAGGAATAAGTTTATCAGTAATCTGTCTGTAGATCTAAAAGGTAATACTCTTGTGTTATATGCAAGAGTGGAATCTCATGGTGCTATACTTTACGACCAGATAAATAACAAAGTGGAAGAAGGAAGGAAGGTCTTCTTCATACATGGTGGTGTAGATGCTGAAGAAAGAGAAGAGGTCAGGCGTATCACTGAGGAACAGGATAACGCCATAATTGTGGCTTCTTACGGTACCTTCAGTACAGGAATTAACATTAAAAACCTACATAATGTAATCTTTGCCTCTCCATCCAAGTCTCGGATTCGTAATCTGCAGTCTATTGGTAGAGTCCTCAGAAAAGGCAAAAATAAGGTGAAAGCAAAACTCTACGATATTGCTGACGACACTACAAGTAATAATCGTAAGAACTACACACTGAACCACTTTATTGAAAGAGTTAAGATTTATAATCAAGAACAATTCAATTATGACATCACAACAATTAATATCAAAGAGTAAAAGGAGAACAGCCTATGGGCATCGAAGATGATTTCTACGCATCAGTTAAGTTAAGATATAGTGGTGAAGAGATCTTTGCAAAGGTGGCAGCATCTGAAGAAGAAGATCGTACACTTCTCATTGTATCTAATCCAGTTGTAATTACAGAAGCTAAGATAAGAAATAGAACATCTGGATATTCAATGGAACCATGGTTAAAGACCAGTACTGAAGACATGTTCATTCTGAACATGGACGATGTCCTCACAATGAGTGAATCAAATAATATTGAAATGATTATGTGTTACGAGGATTGTATTAGTAAAATGTTCCGTAGTAACTATTCTGAACTAGATAGAAAGATGGGATACTTGGGTACTGTAGCAGAAACCAAGAAGTCTCTAGAGGATCTATTTAAAGCTAGCTAAATGGCCCGTTTATCTGGACAAACCTATTCTACCCATATGGGATAAGTTTGTTAAGTCCTATATTATTTGGTATAATAAAGAGAACTGATATTGAAGTATGGATGTAGTCCACCCCTACGGTACGATGAAGAGAAAGAGGGCAAAACCCGAACACTATGTGAATAACAAAGAGTTCCTGAATGCATTGGAGAACTACTTTGCAGAGGTTGAAAGAGCTAAACTTAACGATAAACCCAAACCACAGATTCCCCGATACATCGGAGAGTGTTTTCTAAAGATTGCTAATCACCTGTCATATAAGCCTAACTTCGTGAACTACATGTTCAAGGATGATATGATCTGTGATGGTATTGAGAATTGTGTAAGGTATATCCATAACTTCAGTCCTGAGAAGTCTAAGAATCCTTTTGCATATTTCACTCAGATTATCTACTTTGCCTTCCTTCGTAGAATTTCTATGGAGAAGAAACAACTAGAAATCAAAAACAAGATTCTTGAGAAGACAAACTTTGATGAGGTCTTTGATTCCAATGACCTTGACAGTGATAACTACTCAGAATATAATTCCATCAAAGATGCAGTCTACTCAAAGTTGAGAAACGGATGAAAGTAGCGATTATCACAGACACTCATTATGGCGCCAGAAAGAGTTCTAGATTGTTTCATGACTATTTTGAGAAATTCTATAGAGACATCTTCTTCCCCACTCTTGATAATGAAGGGATTGATACTATTATCCATATGGGTGATGCCTTTGATAGTCGCAAGAGCATTGATTTTACGTCTTTAGAGTGGGCAAAGAGAGTTGTATTTGACCCTATCAAAGAAAGGGGTATTACAATGCATCTTATGGTGGGAAACCATGATATCTACTACAAAAATACAAATGATATCAATGCACATGACCTCTTGTTGAAAGAATATGACAATGTCATAGTGTATTCCTCCACAACAGAAGTGAATGTGGGTGGACTTGATATTCTCTTTATTCCATGGATCAATGAACAAAATTTTAATAACAGCCTCTTTTCTATTAAAAACAGCAATTGCAAGTGCGCGATGGGGCACCTTGAGTTATCAGGATTTAGAGCTCATAGGGGATGCGTCATGGAAGACGGTATGGACAGCGAACTATTTGAGAACTACGAAAAGGTCTTCTCTGGCCACTACCACACTCGATCATCCGATGGGAAGATCTTCTATCTGGGAAATCCCTACCAGATGTTCTGGAACGATGTCAACGACGAAAGAGGATTCCACCTCTTCGACACAGAAACTCTAGAACATACTCCAGTCAATAATCCATACGAGTTGTTCCATAACATCTACTATGAAGACACAAATCATCAGATGTTTGATGCAACCAAGTATGAAAATAAGATTGTCAAGGTAATTGTCAAGAAGAAATCTGATATCACTAAGTTTGAGAAGTTCATTGATAAACTATATTCTGTGGGTGTTCATGACTTGAAGATTGTAGAGAACTTCCAACTGGTTGAAGATGAAGACTTCGAAGTAGAAGAGTCAGAAGACACACTTTCTATCTTGGATAGATATATCAATGACTCTGAAACAGAACTGGATAAAACTCGTATTCAGAATGTGATGAGGTCAACTTATCAGGAGGCTTGTGAACTAATCTAATGTTTATCATTGCAGTTGAAGGAAAAGAAAAAGAAGGAGCATACTCTGTTATAGATGATGAAGGAGAACAGGTTCTCTACATCTTTGAAGCAGAAGATGATGCCATTCGATATTCCATGCAACTGGAGGAGATGGAGTACCCCAAGTTAAAAATATTAGAAATAGATGAAGAACTGATGATCAGAACATGTGAAATACATGACCACAAATATAGTATAATAACTCGTAATGATGTTGTGATTCCCCCAGAAAACTCTCATGATTTTGTTTGAAAAGATTCGTTGGAAGAATCTACTAAGTACAGGGAATCACTTCACAGAGGTGGAACTCAATAAGGATTCAACAACACTTATTATTGGAACTAACGGGGCTGGGAAATCAACGATTCTAGATGCACTTTGTTTTGTTCTCTACGGAAAGGCATTTAGAAAGATTAATAAGAATCAACTTATCAACACCACCAATGAGAAGGGTACATTGGTTGAGATTGAGTTCAATGTGAATAAAACAGAGTGGAAGGTTGAGAGGGGAATCAAACCTAACATCTTTAAGATTCATCGTAACGGAGAGGAACTAGATCAGAAAGCATCTGCCAATGACCAACAGAAGTGGTTAGAACAAAATGTTCTGAAGATGAACTACAAAAGTTTCACACAGATTGTGATTCTAGGTTCTAGTACATTTGTTCCATTTATGCAACTTCCTGTATCCAGTAGGAGGGAAGTAGTAGAGGATCTTTTGGATATCAAGATCTTCTCATCGATGAATACATTGATCAAAGATAAGATTCGTTGTGCCAAAGAGGATATTCGTGTTCTAGAACTGAGAAAAGATTCCCTAAATGATAAGGTTTCTATGCAAAAGAACTTTATTGAAGAACTAGAGAACAGAAGTTATCTGGATATTGAAGATAAGAAAGATAAGATTCAGAAAACCTTGGATATAACAGAAGGTTTGATGAATCACAATATTGAACTAGATGAGAACATGAAAACTCATCAACAAAAACTCACAGAGTTTGAAGGTTCAACGGAGAAACTTCGTGAGTATGGAAATATCAAAGGTCGTATCTCTCAAAAGATATCTACATGTATCAAAGAACATAAGTTTTATGATGACAATACGGTATGCCCTACCTGTCATCAAGATATTGAAGAGTCCTTTAGAGTAAATAGAAAAGAGGACTCTCATAATAAAGCAAAAGAATTGCAGAAGGGGTATGAAGAACTCCTTGGGGCAATTAAAATAGAAGAAACAAGAGAGTCCACATTCACCGAGATATCGGGGCAAATTAGTTCTATACTGAATGACATTTCTAAGAACAATACTCAGATCAGTGGGTATCAACGGAGGATCAAGGAACTTGAATCAGAAATTCAAAAACTTACCACACAACTTGAAGATCGAAATACTGAACACCAAAAGCTTGAAGGGTTCAGAGAGTTACTCAAGGATACCTATGAGGACTTAGCCAGGAAGAGAGAAGATATCTCCTACTATGACTTTACATATAACCTCTTGAAAGATGGAGGAGTTAAGAGTAAGATAATCAGGAAGTACTTACCACTGATTAACAAGTCAGTGAATAACTACCTTCAACAGATGGAGTTCTATATCAACTTCAAACTGGATGAGGAATTCAATGAGACTATTGAGTCTCCTATCCATGAGGATTTCTCATATTCGTCATTCAGTGAAGGAGAAAAGATGAGAATCGATCTGGCACTTCTATTCACTTGGAGAGAGGTGGCCCGATACAAGAACTCAGTAAATACCAACCTCCTAATCATGGATGAAGTTTTTGATTCATCACTCGACGGGTTCGGTACAGATGAGTTTCTGAAGATTATTCGTTATCGTATTTCTGATGCTAATATCTTCGTTATCTCTCACAAGTCTGGTATGGAAGATAAGTTTCAGGAAGTCATAAAGTTTGAGAAATGTAAAGGATTCTCTAGTAAAATGTGAAGTATTTCCTAAACTTCATGAAGTTATGAAACTCTGACTATATAATAAAGATATCATGAAAGGAGGCAACTTCGACCAATGAAAAACTTGATATCACGCAACGAGTTAGCAACTTGGAAGTGGGATGAAAAACACACTGAAGGTGAAAGATACGACCAAGTGTCCGATTACTTCCAATGTATCTCAGAGTGTGACATTCCTGATCATGAGGCTAAACGTTTTTGCAGACGAATTCTAACTACTAACAAAAACTAATAGGAGATACACCTACCGAAGACCCCTCTTGGAGAAATCTAAGGGGGGTTTGGTTTGCAAACTGTCTATATTTCTTGAATTTAAAGTTACTCACCTCTAAACTGCTCTATAGATGAAAGAGACACCACACCATGATTAACTACGAGATCAAGTCCCAACTGGCAAAACTGTTGGCCACAGAAGATCTGGTGGTAGAGAACCGTAATGTTGCTACAGCCTGTTTTGATGTAGAACGTCGAGTCCTGACTCTTCCAATGTGGCAGAAAGCCTCCAACACTGTATATGATATGTTAGTTGGACATGAGGTTGGTCACGCACTCTTCACTCCTAATGACTGGTCATATGAAGATCGAGTTCCTCGTTCAGTGGTGAATGTTACTGAGGACGCTCGTATTGAAAAACTGATGAAACGTAAGTACGCTGGTCTAGGTAAAACTTTCTTTCGTGGATATCAAGAACTCTCTGATCAGGACTTCTTTGAACTAGAGGGTGAAGATCTTTCCGAGATGAATCTAGCTGATCGTATCAACCTTTATTTCAAACTTGGTAACTATATTGAAGTTCCTTTCAATGATGAGGAACTAGAATTAGTCAAGATGACTGGTGAGGCTGAGACTTTTGCAGAAGCAGTTCTGGCAGCTGAAGCTATCTATGGTTACTGTAAGACTCAACAACCAGAACAGAAACCTCAGGAAGATACAGAGAACCTAACTGAAGGTTCTGGTGAGTCTGAGGAACAAGAAAACCAACAGAGTGATACCCAACAACATTCTGAAGGTGAAGGTGTGACTCAGAAACAAGAGAAACCATCAGATGATGGTGATGACGGAGAAGAAGAGAACGAAACTGATCCCTTTGAGGTTACTACTGACAAGACCTTTGAGAATGGTGTTGAGAGTTTGACTAGTGACAGTCCTAGTTATGGTCCTGACTATTATGAGGTTCCTAAACTAGATCTTCATCAAGTCATCAACTCTAACTCTGAAGTTCATCAGATTCTGAGTCAGTATCATAACTCTTATACTGGTTGTTCTGAATTCGATCAAGTTGATTCTAGTTACAGTGAGTTCAAGAAGTCCGCACAACGTGAGGTGAACTACCTGGTCAAAGAGTTCGAGATGAAGAAGTCAGCTGACGCATACTCTCGGGCATCTACATCTAGAACTGGTGTTCTTGATTGTTCCAGACTCCATACCTACAAGTACAATGAAGATCTCTTCAAGAAAGTATCTGTAGTTCCTGATGGTAAGAATCATGGTCTGATCTTCATTCTAGACTGGTCTGGTTCGATGGCTGATTGTATGGAAGATACAATCAAACAACTCTATAATCTGATTTGGTTCTGTTCTAAAGTTCAGATTCCATTTGAGGTTTACGCTTTCACTAACAGTTACAATCTTAGACATTATGGTAGAGAGAATCGTCAGTATCATAATGTACCTGAAGAGAACAAGTTCGTTGTTGATGGTGACTTCTCTCTGATGAATCTATTCACCAGTAAGGTGAACAAGAAGAATCTTGAGATTCAGATGAAGAATATCTTTCGTCTGATTTATGGTTTCCGTCACTATGTGAGTTACAGTTATCCCAATCAACTGTCTCTTTCTGGAACTCCTCTGAATGAGTCTATAGTTACTCTTCACTCGATTCTTCCTAAGTTCAAGAAAGATAATGGACTTCAGAAAGTTCAGGTTGTTATTCTCACTGATGGTGAAGCACATCAACTGGGTCACTTCAAGACCTATAATGATTACTTCAACAATGAAGAACGTTTTGGTCCTCGTCAGTGTTCAGGTAATGGTTATCTTCGTAACCGTAAGACTGGTCATACTTATGAAATTGGTTATGAGTACTGGAAGTTCACTGATGTCCTTCTGAAGGATCTGAAACAGATTCATCCTGATACTAACTTTATTGGTATTCGTCTTCTTCCTCCTCGTGAGTTTGGTCAGTTCCTTCGTAGGTATAACATCTATGATGAAACCACCCACAAGAAAGCTCGTAAGGACAAGTCCTTCAACATCACAACATCCGCTTATGATTCCTTCTTCGCAATGATTCAATCATCACTATCAACTGACTCCAGTTTCAAAGTTGAAGATGACGCAACAAAGGCAAAAATCAAATCAGCCTTTGTCAAGTCTCTCAGGGCTAAGTCTCTAAATAAAAAGGTTCTTAGTCAGTTCATGGATCTGGTCTGTTGATGTCATGACAACACCTAACTGGAAACATAACTCTGGCAAGGAGAAGAAGACTAAGGGCACTTGTAAGAGTGCCCTTAGGGCTCGTAAACAATCACTCAAAGCCCTTAAAATGAAACTGGTGAAAGTTACTCACCTCTAAACTGCTTCATTACTGTAAGACACCCTTATCATGACACTATCCACTGAATACGTCGTTTCCTCTCTTCAGTCTCTCTATGGAGACAAAGTAACTACAGCAGATGTTCGTGGTTGGTGTGCAATGAACGGCACTACCTACGCAACTGTGACCAAGAAACTCAATGAATATAAGTCTGGTCGTGGTAAATGGGACCTGACAGTTCAAGAGAAACTAGAAGAAACATATCTGGCACCAGCTGTAGAAAATCATATTGAACAAAACCTTATTCCCACAAAAGATGATACCTTCGTCCAGTTTGGCAACTTTACTGATCTTAAAAAGATTATTAAGTCCCGTCTATTCTATCCTGCATTCATTACGGGTCTTTCTGGTAACGGTAAAACTCTCAGTGTTGAGCAAGTTTGTGCACAACTCAAGAGAGAACTGATCCGTGTCAACATTACTATCGAGACTGATGAAGATGACCTTATTGGTGGCTTCCGTCTTGTTAATGGTGAAACTGTTTGGCATAACGGCCCTGTCATCGAAGCTCTTGAACGTGGAGCTGTATTACTTCTAGATGAGATTGACCTGGCATCTAACAAGATTCTGTGTCTTCAATCTATCCTTGAAGGTAAGGGTGTATTCCTCAAGAAGATTGGCAAGTTCATCAAACCTTCTGATGGTTTCAATATTGTTGCTACAGCAAACACTAAGGGTAAGGGTTCTGAAGATGGCAGATTCATCGGTACCAATGTTCTCAACGAGGCATTCCTAGAACGATTCCCTCTGACCTTTGAACAAGAATATCCTACTCCTGTTGTCGAACAAAAGATCTTAGAAGGTATCTCTCGGGATCTTCAGGTTGATGACCGTCCCTTCTGTAAGCACTTGGTTGACTGGGCTGACATCATCCGTAAAACATTCAAGGATGGTGGTATCGAAGAGGTTATCTCCACTCGTCGTCTGGTTCACATCATCAAAGCTTATTCTATCTTT